TCTGACTTTAACTTTTTAATCTGTTCGTTTGAATCTTTTATTGCCTTCTTTTGTGTTTCAATTTGTCGGGCAATACTGGAACGTGCATCATTAAAGCTTTTAAACCCCATGCCTTTGGCAAGAGGAATAGACATATTGTTATAAACCGATTTTAAGCGTATGACTTCTTCTTTGTGTTTATTGAGTTGTTGTGTCGCATTGCCTAGTTTCCCTGTAATGCTGTTAAATTTAGCCGTATTTGAATCCACTGCACTTTGTAATTGTTTGCTGTTTGCTTTTGCAGTATCTAGTGCTTTGGCATAGCTATTTGTTTCGTTACGCAGTGCTTTAAATTTTTCAGCTAAATTTTTAGTTTTATCCAATCCGCTTAATGCTTTTTGAGCATGTTTCACTTTTTCAGCTAATGCTTCCGCTCTACCTGCTATCGCCTTAATTGGTGCGGTTGCTTTATCTACTGAATTTAGGATAATTTGAATTTGTAAATTATTCATTTTTTCGCCTTATTTTTATTGACAAATAAACGTATGATTGCTAATAATCAAGAAAAGAGAATAAGGAGCGGATATGAAAAACAAAAGAACATCTCGCACGTTGATCATGCTAAACATTGCTATGTGGATCCTTGTTATTATTTCCACCTGTTTACATTATCAATTTAATCCTTTTTCATTTATCTGGTTTGATGTTATCGCACCAGTTGGTCATTTTTTTGCAGTCGTTTTTTCTGCTTTATCTAGTTTTACTGTATCAATGTATGAACTTTTTAAACCGGAAACATTTTGGGGCTGGGTATGGTTTGTAGTGTTTGTCGTGCCAATCATTTGTTTGCCTCTTTATGTGGTTTTATTGGTATTGTTTGCTGGTAAACTTTCACACCATGATACGGTGGTTCCACCTTCTTATTTAAAGTAATTAGCTTTTGCTAATTTGTTCTATCACCAATTCATTCAGCATTGATAAATCCTGTTCTGAAATGCCCAATAGTTCCCGCTGAGCATATCTCACTTTAAAATCCTTCTCTTTTGATGGTCGTGCCGTTAAACCGTATTGATGCACTGCAGCAATGGCGGCACTTGAGCCATTAAAACCCACTGAAACTTCGTTACCGTTTGACCGCACTTTTAAATGTCGGGCGGTGCGAAGTTTGGCGAACATGGCTTTGCGTTTGATTCGCCCTTTCTTTTTTCCAAATTCTTTACGTGGTTTTCTAGGTTCAAAGGCTGAACCATCGGGATTTTGTTGGCGTGCAATTCGGTTTGATTGGCTTTTTCGCAAGGCTTGCCCGATTTTTCGCCCAAGCTGTCTGCGTGCCTGTGGAGAAAGATTGGCAATAAGTGCGGTCAATTTTGCCTGAACTTCTTCTACTGTAGCCATTAGATGATATCACCCTCAAAAATTAATGAATCCCAGTTTTCCAAATAGACTTTTACTCGGGTTGGTTCGTCCCATACTGGTTCTTTTGCGTAATGGATCTGCACGTTATTACCGTCTTTTTTCGAAACGACACGTTCAGTGAGTTGGATTTCGAAGCTAATATCTGCGGTGTTGTTATTGTTGTAATCCACCTGGAATTTAAATGCATTCTCTCGAATTTGTGGATTTTCTAATATTTCAGGTTGATTTGTGCGGAGATAAGCCATCATTGGCACAATCAAGGTGGCAATATCGCCTGCATAATCAGTTACCACGACATTGAGTGTGTAACGATATTCAAAACTAAATGATGCGGCACCTGTTGCGACGATTTGCCCACCGTCCACATAAAGTTGTAGATGGTCGGGGTTTTTTACAAAATCGGGATGGCTTTGTTCAAGGATTTTGCGCAGTTGGTTGGGCTTTTTCATTTGCGAAAATTCCGTTGTTGCATTTCAAATCTTTGTTGGCAAGTCACGCAACGTGTTACGCCTTGAATCATTTGTCTGCGCTTTTCGGGGATGGGTGCATCACAATCTTCACAATAAAGGCGACTTACTGCTTTAAAAGTGCGGTGTTTTTTGAGGGCGATTTCACGTTGCATTTCTTCAAGCTGCTGTGCTCGGTCGAATTGATCTGTCATGGCTGTTCCTTTTTGTTAAATTCATCCATGCATTTTTTTAAACTTGAGTTCTCAATAATGCACAAATCAAGGTGGTGCTGTGTCTGTAAATAGGCTTCGGCTAATTCGCCATTGGTGCGAATTTGTGGCGAATATGCACTGCATTCTGTGGTTTGCGGACAAAGAATCGGTGATTTAATGACTTCCTGCTGAGTTGAGCACGCGTTTAACATCATCAGGCAAAGGGCGGTCAGCCCAATCTTGGTTTGATTTAAGTACATTTTTTAAATCCTGTGTTTGTTGATTTTGGTTTGCTTTGAGGTTGTTTACGGCTTGGATAAGCTGTGCTTGCTGTTCGGCAAATTGTTGCACGCTATGATTTAACTCAATGTAAGAGTTTTGCCATTTCAGTTTTAGCTGTTCTTCTTTGAGCATTTCTTTTCGCCAATAATTAGCCTCAAATCCCAGGAAAATAATGAGGAGTACAAGCACTATTGGTCCGATAAGTAAAATGCCTCGTTCTTTGGCAGTTAAGAAATTAAACATAGGTTTTTCTCCTTTTGACGGCGTTCAATTAATCCTTTTAGCGGTTTTCCTGCAGCGTAAATCCAACGTTCGAATTGACCGCACATAGCTTTGCTGTAGCCTTGGCGTGCCATTTTAAAAAGTGAGCTATTTTTTAATTTGCCACATCCTACGTTAAAGGTGATGGAGACTAGGGCATCAAATGCACCTTGCGGCATGGTTTGACCGTTGGCATATTGATTAACGCATTTTTCTGATTGTTTAATACCTTTTACGTATAATTCGGCAATTTCTTGCAAGGTGTAAATTTTATTGAGGTCAATTTTTTCAACGGCATCGGTTATGCCTATGCCGACTGTTAAAACATCGGCAGGGCATTGATAGGGCTTTTTCATGCAACCTTCTGCATTGCCAATCAGTAACAAGCCTTTTTCTGAGGTTCGAATTTCATTCCCATGAGTGGCAATCACAAGTCCAACAACAGCTGATATGGCGCAGATGTATTTGGCAGAACGTTTAATCATGATGATGGATCCGTTGTTCGAGTTCTTTTTCTTTTAATTCAAAATCTTTTTTCTTGTAATACCAATTCACAAGAAAGGTGGCGACACCAATCACAATACCTGTAACCGATGCGACATCAGCCCAATTTACATTTGAGAACATATCGGCAATGCGTCCAATCAAAAAGGCGAATATTCCTGATGTGTAAGACGCTCTTGATGGTGTGTCGTGCATATCAGCTCCAAAGTTGAATTGTGTCATTTGCTACACTGATTTTTTCTGTATCGGCATCTGGCAATATGACTGGGGTACCAATGGGAATAATGGGCTTATCCATTAAATGTGGATTGAGTTCGCAGGTTATTTCGAGCAAGCCTTCACTTCGTCCAAAATGGCGATAAAGAATGGCATCTAAATTGTCATTTTGTTGTGCGTAAAATTGCATTAGATTAACTCCGCATCGACTCGTTTTCGGCCCAATATGTCGCTAATCGCAAAGCGAGCATCACGACGTAATTCATCAATGCTGTCTTTGAGTTGCGCCATTTTCTTTTCGCCATCATTGGTGCTGTCATAGCTTGCATAGCGTTCATAAAGGTTTGCCAGTGCCAAGCAACTTACCGCACGTTTATAGCGATAAATCAGCACGCTTTCGCCATTGATGGAGGGGGCAGTGATCTGTTCTAAACCGTCGTGTTTACTTTGTGTTTTAAACGAGGAGAGTTCTGCATTGACGCTTGCCATGCCCTCAATCAAGGCATCTTGTAAACGTTGTGTGGTAATGGTGCCATCTGCACGGTATTGATTACGAAATTGAGAAAGTGACATATCGGGGAAGAAACCATCATTACTGATAATGTCATCTAACGTATCGTAATCATTTAACTGTTGCTGCACTTCGCCCATTTCATAATCGGGGGCGAGTTTGACTGATATTGCGCCGTCGCTCATTGATTTACCCTTATAAAAAAAGTCGGGTGAGGATTAAATTAAGCACGGCCAATAAATCCGTCAGAATTTGACCGCACTTTTAATCCGCCCGACGGCTGCGTGGTTTGCTCTTTACCAAAAACGATTATTCATCGGCTTTGTTTAATTGCTTACGTAATTTTTTAATATCGCCTTTCACGCCAATTTTCTGATCTAAACCCAAAGCACGTTCTAAATATGCCAGTGCTTGTTCAGGGTTCTTTTCAACCAATAACAAGCCCAATTCACGTAATAATCGCGCACGGCTTTCATCAGGCATGTCGCAATCAGCGGTGATGCGTTGAACTTGCTCTAAGTAAGCCACTTCGAACGGTTTATTTGCGGCTTGTGCGGCTTTGGCTTGGTCGGCAAATTCTTCTGCCAACAAGGTGCCAAGTGTTCGGGTAAATGGCTCGGGCAAGCGTAAATCATGAAATACGGCATAATCGGCAATCTGTAAGGCGAGATGATATTCGCCACAGTCAATCGCCCACACGCACCATGTCATCAAGACATTATCTTGTTTACCACTTCCGACCGATAAGGCCCCTTCAATCCATGGTAGATAGTCAGGCAAAATTTGCTTTTTAAATGCGCCTTTGCGTTCCGTTGATTGGATGTTTTTCAAATCCTTTCGATGTCTCGCAAGAATACGGCACATTTTTTCGTATTCCGTAAAGTCGCTTAGATCTTCGGTTTCTGCCGCATTAGCAATAGCGGCAGAAACTTCCAGAAAATGGCGTTTGGTTGGGCGCATTATTGATTCCGTTATGCTGCCACAGACGAAATAGGCGCAGGAGCCTCAAGAATCGTAATATTTTTCGCCATAGCTACTGCCTCGTAGTTTTCCACAACATAGGCTTCGTTTGACGATAAATAATCTTCCACACGATTGCGTTCTGGCACATCTTTTAAGTGACGGCGCACTTTGCCTTCCTGCACGTAGATTGACAAGTTGTCTAGCGATGTGACTAACACTGTGCCTTTCGGGAAGAATGGGACAGATACGGCTTGTAACCCGCCCACACGTTTTTGGCTAATGACGGTATCGCCTGCCAAAATTTCGCTTGGTTTTTCTTGGTTAATTAATGGGAAATATTTATCGGCTAATAAGTCGCTACCCATAATTGCAACCAGTTTAGTGTCGTCACGGTATTGTGCTGGAATGAAATCTTCTTTTAATGCAAATACAAGGGCATCAAGATTTTTATAGGTTTTACCTGCACCGATTTCGATTTTGCCACTGCTTTTTTCAATTTCTTTTAACACACGAGCTTTGGCTTTATCTTCGATTTGGAATAACCAACCCTTATTCACATCTTGCAATAATGGATGTTCAGTGCGGTTTGTGGTTGCCGCTGCGCTTGTGCCATTCCAACCGATCATGATACGGTCTAATGCAATGCGTTCGGCTTTGAGTTTGCCAACACGTGCCGCAAAGTCAGGGAATTTTGCCCAACTGTCTAAGGTTGCATAATTTAAATGTGTGTCAAAGTTGGTTTGTTCGCAAGAATAGGTGTTTTCTTGCAAGCTGTGAATGTCTGTGGTTTCACGTGCTTTGGTATTAGTGTCAGTACGGCTTGCCACAGGCGAGAGCACACCTAAACGTAATGCGGAACCTTTCATTTCTTGCACCATCACGACATTGATGCGTTTCAAGAAATCAGAACTTTCAAGCACGGCATTTTCTAATTTTTGTTGAATAGTTGGATCAACGGTAAACTGACCGCCATTTGCGATAAAAGCAACATCTTCGCCGTTATCTTGTGCAACACCAGCTACATAAGCATTAAATTTTTGTTGGGTAAATTTATTCATTTGGTTTTTTCCTAAGATAAATTAAAAGAAGCGGCCGTCAGTTTCAGGTTGTTCACCGTAAACTAAAGGGCGAGGATTTTCGGGTTCAATAGGCTTTTTGAGTTCTGCAAAGGTTGCTTGGATTTCCGCATTACCTGCTTTCATTTCTTCGATTTTGGCTTGTTGTTTGGCTAAATCGTCAGAAAGTGCGGTTAATTTTTCCAAGGTTTCTTTGGTTTGCTCGGCTAAAAGTTCAATGGCTTGTGTTTGATCAGAAAAGCGTTCATCGTCTGATTTTTCTTTTTTCGCAAACAAGCCTTTGATTTTTTCAAAGATGCTTTGTGTTTCTTCCACAAATTCCAATTCAGTTTCAATAGCGGCAGTGAAAATGTTGTCCGCTTTTAACTTGCGAGCATTTAAGCCATTATTGGTAAAGGCAAGCATTTCTGTGCCTAAACTTGCTGGGTTGTCGGTAACGGCTAAACCGACTAAATAGGCTTTGCCCGTGTCGGCAAAATTGGTGTCAATTTCTACGGAGGTGTAAACTTTTTGCCCTTCTTTGTTTAAGGCAATAAGTGCATCAGTTGGCTGTAATTGAGCTAAAAGTTGTAATTTGCCGTCTTCACGTTCTTCTGCTTTCACGGCTAATACATCACCAAAGCAATGAGAATTTGCTAGTTCTGGCATGTATAAGGAGAATTTGATGTGGTCGAGATTGATACGTGCACCATAGGTGTTTTTTGGATCGTAACTTTCGGCCATTTCTTCAATCCAGTTGCGTTGCATGGTGCGGCCATCTGTAGTGGCACCTTCTGTTGCAACAATGACCCATTTAGATTTTTTTGCCATTGGTTATCCTTGCGGTGGTTGGTTTGATTCAATGATTGTCGCTATTCTGAAAGGTTTAATTTTGGTGGTCTATGAGTTGCTTTTGTTGTATGCCGATTCACAGAGCAAGCGGAAAGACTAACATTCGCCCCCTTTCTATTATGCGGTTGTAAATAGAAAGGATTAGGAATGGACGAACAAGTTATTAATCAACCTTCCCCCGAAGTAACGGCGGAAATCAAACGTAAAGCACAGCAGATGTATTTCAGTGGTTATAAAATCGCTGAAATTTCACGCCAGTTAAATATTCCTGCATCAACGATAGCCAGTTGGAAAGACAGAGAAAAGTGGGACGATATTGCGCCTGTCGGTCGGGTGGAATTAGCACTTGAGACAAGATTAAATTTGCTGATTGCGAAAGAAGAAAAGAGCGGTTCAGATTACAAAGAAATTGATTTGCTTGGTCGCCAAATGGAACGGATGGCGAGAGTGAAAAAATATTCTTTTGGTGACGGCAATGAAGTGGATTTGAATCCCAAACTGGCTAATCGTAACAAAGGCGAACGGAAGAAAGCTGAACCGAATGCCATTGATCAAGAGCAAGAAGAATCTCTGATTAATGGCTTTCTTGATGGAATGTTTAATTATCAGCGAATTTGGCACAAGGCGAAAGAACATCGAATCAGAAATATTTTAAAAAGCCGACAAATCGGAGCGACGTACTATTTTGCCCACGAAGCCTTTATTGATGCTTTGACGACGGGGCATAATCAAATTTTCTTATCTGCCAGTAAAAAACAAGCCTTACAGTTTCGCTCGTACATTGTGAATTACGCCAAGCAAACGGCAGATGTAGATTTAAAAGGCGAAACCATCAAATTGCCAAATGGGGCAGAATTGATTTTCCTTGGCACGAACTCCGCTACGGCTCAATCCTACCACGGCAATTTGTATTTCGATGAAGTGTTTTGGGTGCCTAAATTTGATGTGATGCGTAAGGTTGCGTCAGGTATGGCGGCTCAAAAGATGTATCGCCAAACTTATTTTTCAACGCCAACCACGATTGCACACCCTGCTTATGCGTTCTTTTCAGGCAAGGCATTTAATCGCAATCGTACGAAATCAGAAAAAATCGAAATCGATATTTCTCACGCAAACTTAAAGAGTGGGAAACTTTGTGCCGACCGGCAATGGAAACAGATTGTGAGTATTTATGATGCAATGGACGGTGGGTGTAATCTATTCAACATTGACGACCTAATCGCAGAAAACAGCAAAGAAGAATTTGAACAATTGTTTTTGTGTCAATTTGCCGATGATAACAGTTCTGCTTTCAAGTTTTCGGACTTGCAACTTTGCCAAGTGGATAGCTTAGAAGAATGGCATGATTACAAGCCAGATTATCAACGACCATTTGGCAATCGTGAAGTGTGGTTAGGTTATGACCCTGCTTTTACTGGCGACCGTGCAGCATTAGTGATTGTTGCACCGCCGAAAGTGGAAGGAGGCGATTATCGCGTTTTACATAAACAAACTTTTCACGGGATGGATTACGAAACACAAGCAAGTCGCATTAAGCAGTTTTGTGATGATTACAATGTAACTCGCATCGTGATTGATAAAACGGGGATGGGGTCGGGCGTTTATCAGGAAGTGAGAAAGTTTTATCCAATGGCGCAGGGCTTAGAGTATAACGCCGATCTTAAAAATGAAATGGTGTTAAAAACACAAAACTTAATTCAAAAACGTCGCCTTAAATTTGATAGTGGTGACAATGACATCGTGAGTAGTTTTATGACGGTGAAAAAACGCATTACTGGCACAGGGAAAATTACTTATGTTTCAGACCGTTCGGAAGATGCAAGCCACGGCGATTTATCATGGGCAATCATGAACTGTATTTTAAATGTGCCTTATGGTTTAGGCGGCGATGTATCAAGCAACAAATCAACAATATTTACCTTTGAATAGGATAACCCAATGAGCAAAAACACAAAAAAATCCACCGCACTTTCTACTAGAAATCAAGCACAGGCATTTAGCTTTGGTGAACCTATTCCAGTGCTTGACCGTGCAGAAGTACTGAATTATTTCGAAAGCGTGGTGATGTATGAAAAATATTACAATCCGCCAATTAATTTAAGTTACTTGGCTAAAGCCTTAAATGCCTCAGCCCATCACAACAGTGCGATTACGGTGAAGAAAAACATTTTACTTTCAACGTGCAAAACAACCGCACTTTTACCTCGTACCCAATTAGAAAAACTGGTGCAAGATTACTTAGTATTTGGCAATGCTTATATTGAGAAAACTGTAAATTCGTTTGGTAAGGTTGTCTCGTTAAAATCCCCTCTTGCTAAATATATGCGTGTCGGTGTTGAAGCTGGCGTGTTTTATCAGATTGTGAATGGATTTGATGAATATGAATTTAAAAAAGGTTCTGTCTTTAACTTGATTAATCCCGATGTGAATCAAGAGATTTATGGTGTGCCAGAATATTTGGCCGCACTTCAATCTGCTTTTTTAAATGAAAGTGCCACATTGTTCCGCCGTAAATATTATCTGAATGGTGCGCATGCGGGTTCGATTATTTACATGACCGACCCAACACAGAACCAAGACGATATTGAAGCAATCAAAACGCAAATCAGACAAACCAAGGGCACTGGCAACTTTAAGAATTTGTTTGTGTATATCCCAAATGGGAAGAAAGATGGGATGCAAGTTATTCCATTATCTGATGCTATCGCCAAAGATGATTTCTTAAATATTAAGAATGCAAGCCGTGATGATGTGTTAGCCGCGCACCGTGTGCCACCGCAACTAATGGGAATTGTGCCGAATAATACTGGAGGCTTTGGTGACGTTGAAAAGGCAACGCGAGTGTTTTTTATTAATGAGATAATCCCATTGCAAGAACGATTGAAAGAGATTAATAGTTGGGTAGGGGAAGAAGTGATCACGTTCAATGAGTATAAATTATTAAAGTAGTCAAACTGTTTACTGTATGGCGTGATAATCATCACGCCTTTTTTGATCCTTTTATTTGTTCGAGTCCGTCATCTGCACCCGAATTATCTCTGACAGATCTTTTGCATTGATACACAAAAGGGCATTTGTTTTCTCTTTTCTTCTTAAGATTTCCCCAGTTTATTATACCAAACCACCTAATAGCACAAAGCGGAAAAGCCTAATTTGCGCTGATTTTTCTCCCAAAATCCGCATGAAAAATCGCAGTCAAACCTCGCCACGCCCGCACACTAAAGATGTCGATTTCAACGCAAATTTAGATCCTTTGAAAAGCCTTTTCAGCAATAGAGCCCTTTAGATCCTTTATTTCAGATCTTTTAACGCAAACAAACGCAGAAAAGTGAAAAAATTTACCTATTTTTATTGATGTAAATCAAATAAACATCATATTTTTGAAATTGCACAGATTTGTGCTAATTATTTGATCTTTATAAGGATAAGAAACTAGCTAGTCGCACCATCTAACCCTTTCATAACCCCGCGAAACTAATCGTGGGGTTTTGTTTTATCTAGGTTTTATGAGTAGCATAAGGGAACAATAAATGGTTCCTATATAAAAACGGCTAAAAACATTTCTATTTTTAGCCGCACTTTTTTAATTTTCTTCTTTCTTTTCTTTAAATAAGCCTGATGCGCCCTCAGAATAATCTCTTGGTTGTTCATTTT